TTCTGTTGATATTGTGGGAATGTTTGATGAGTTCTATGAACAACTCAAGCTGGGTGATGAGCAATTGATGAGAGTGAAGAAAATTAACGATGAGTTATACGAAAAGTGTAAATGATAGTTGCTTTGAATGTGATAATATTCATGATTTACATAATCATCACGTAGTTCCTAAATCATTAGGAGGGAAAAGAACAATTAAAATTTGTTCCGTGTGTCATGGAAAAATACACAATTTAGATTTTACAAATCATGGAAATTTAATTAAAATAGCTTTAAAAAAGAAAAAAAGAAATGGCGAATTACTTGGACGACCCAAAGGGAAATGTGATCCCGATGAAATTCTGAAAAAATATCCAGACATACATTTATGTTTATTGGATAAAATGTCCGTGAGAAAAACAGTAAAACATACTGGTAGAAGCCAATCAACAGTTCAAAGAATTAAAAAGATATTAGATGAAAAAAATAATTTACAAAACTATTAAAGGTCAGAACTTCCTGAGTATCGGAAATGACCAGATTGTGATTGATTTCCAATCTGGTTTTAACCTGATTACTGGAAAGAATTTGGATAATCCTGATCGGGCTAACGGATCGGGCAAAAGTTCAGTCGCAGAATTGTTCTTCTATGCATTATTTGGAAAAACCATCCGTGACATCAAGAAAGAATTCATCATCAACAATATTACCAAAGGAAAGGGTGCTATTGAGCTAACGTTCGACGTAGAGACTGACAACGATACTCAGACATATACAATCAAGAGACAAGTCAAACCAAGCACTGTGACGCTCCTGAGAGGCGAAGAAGACATCACCAAGGACTCCATTGCTAATACGGATAAATTCATCTGTGATTTGATTGGTTCCAATCCTGTGATTTGTCGTAGTTGTGATATTTTATCTCTTTCGGATAACATCCCATTCATGGCAAAGAAACCTGAAGAGAAACGCAAATTCATCAATGATATTTTCTCTCTGGAAGTCTTTGGTAAGATGAGTAACGAATTGAAGAATCTGATTAGGGATAATAAATCAGATATGAATATTTCCTCTGCTAAATTGGAAGAAATTGACAACACTTTGGAAACTCTGAATAGACAGCAAGAGGATTACCAAAAGAAAGTCGAAGAGAGGGAAGCTATCCTCGAACAAAAGCGTAAGGATATCCAAGAAAAGATTGATGAAACATCTGAAAAGATTGATAAAACATCCATAACGGATGTTTCTACGATACAACAAGAGCAAGAAAAATATCATGAAGCATGGAGAAAGCTGGATGGAAAGATTGGTCATGTGAATGATGCGATTTCATCCAAGGAGACTTTGAGGAAGCTGAAGGTGAAAGAAATTGATAAATTTTCCTCTGTTGAAGATGGTATTCAATGCGATAAATGCCTCCAAGAAATTCCTCATACCCATGTGGAACATCTGGAGAAGATGAAAGAACAATATCAATCCGAATTGGATGGTATTGTAGAGGAAATTGATAAGTTAAAGGAAGAGAAATCCCAATTTCATTCTAAAAAAGAAAAAGTTCAAGCCAAGGTAGCTGAGTTTCAGGATCAAATCAATGAAGCAAAAGTTACTAAACAGAAATTAGAAGGACTGGAAAATAGTCTCAAGCAATACAAAGAGTCTCTGGACAATTTGAAGCTAGAAGAATTACCTAAACCAAATTTCGAAGAAAGTATTCAAAATACTTGGGTGAGACAAAACGCTGAAAACGACAATTTCCGAATGTTCAAACAGAAATCAGATGATTATGAAATCTGTAAATTCGTGCTAGGAGAAGAAGGTGTTCGTAGCTTTGTGGTGAAGAGACTTCTTTCCATGATGAACGCAAGCATTCAGCAATATATCAACGATCTTGGTATGTCCATTCGTTGCAAATTCGATGAATACTTCGATGAGCAGCTTTCCAATGATAAAGGTAAGGAGATTTCTTACTGGAACTTGAGTGGTGGCGAACGTAGAACGGTTGACCTCGCGTGTGCGTGGGCATTCAAGGATTTGAAGAGAAAGATTTCAGGCGTGTCATCTAATGTGGAATGGATTGATGAAGTTTTCGATTCCGCTTTTGATGAGAGAGGGTTTGACCTTCTCGTGGAACTCATGAAACAGAGAATTGATAAAAATTCTTTATCTGTCTATGCTATCTCTCATAGAAAGGAAATGGAGAAGCATGTTACTGGTGAAATAGTCTTCCTTGAAAAGGAAAATGGGGTCACTAGAAGAATAAATATATAAATGAAAAGTGGAAATTATTTCTTAGATATTGCAAATATTTATTCGAGGATTATAAAAGAATCCCCTGATAATATTACAATTACTGACGACAATGGTAATCGTAAAAATTATTCGTATGATGACACTCCAAATGCTTATACAGGTCTTATCGGTAGAAATGGTAAATATGCCATGTCAAAAGATATTATAGGACATCACAGTTTTATTGATGCGATTTTAAATAGCGGTGAAGATATTATTCAAAAATTAATAACCAATGCTGATGATATCGAAGATCTGAAAAGTTTAGTCAGAGACAGAATAAAAATAAGAATTTGGAAAAATCAAAAAGTTTATAGTATGTGGGATAAATACGATCCTTCATATGAAGGTGCTATTAAAGATTCTCTGGAAGCAATAGGCGAAAATTATCAAGATTATAAATATGATAATGAATATCAAGAGTATGAAAATTTTCGTGATGCTGATACTTTCTTCGTAAAAAGCTTGTCAGATGCTGAAAAAGAAGAGAAAATAAAGGCTGAAATGGAAAAACGTCAAGCTGAAAGAGCTTTAGCAGACGCGATAGCTGGTGTGAGACGAAAACCTTCGAGTGATTATGATGTTCCTTATAAAAAACCTTCTTGGATGAATAGAGAAGGGGATTGACATTTCAAATTAATACATAATTAATATTATGTTTAATAGTCAACCATTTGCATCTCCTTTCCCAACAAACCCCTTTCAAGCCCAAAATAAACATCAAGAGGAACCCAAAAAAGGTAATGTTTATTTAAATTTTGTGGCAGATCGTCAGGGATGTGGTCAATGGCGAATAGGTTGGCATGAACATCACATCAATATGAATAATATTGGGGAGTCCACATCGCTCACTAAGATGATTTTTGATAAAAATTGGTTTCGAGATATTAAAACCGTCAAATTACAAAGACAAGCATCTACCCCACAAAAACAATATTTTGAATTTCTCAAGAGTATTCAAGCAGAAATGGGATTCAAGATTATCTATGAAGTTGATGATGTTGTATTTCGCGAAGAAATTCCTGATTATAATTCGGGAAAATCCTCATTTGATAATGACGAAATCCGTCAAAATTGTGTTGACATGATGCGAATGGCAGATGAAGTCACAGTCACATGCAAGTTCATGCGTGATTTGTTCATTCGGAAAACGGGTCAAGAGAAAATCTCCGTGATTCCAAATTTCCCGCCTGAATGGTGGATTGGGCATTATTACGATTCTTATAAAATTGCTAAAAATTATGATAAAAATCGTAAAAGACCAAGAATTTTATATTCTGGCTCAGGAGCGCACTTTGATATGAAAAAAGGAGGGCAAGACGATTTTTCCCATGTGTTGAAATTTATTATCGATAATAGGTATAAATATCAATTCATTTTCATTGGTGCATTTCCCCCACAATTGCATCCATACATTCAAAATAAAGAAATTGAATTCCATCCTTGGCAGACATTGACAAATTATCCGAAATTTATTTCCGAACTAAATGTTCAATTAACTCTTGCACCTTTGATGGATAATAATTTCAATAAATCGAAGTCAGATATCAAATATATTGAGGGTGCTGTGTTGGGTATCCCTTGTATGTGTCAGGATTTGGTGACTTATTCCGATGTTCCTGATTTTCTAAAATTTAATAATTCGGAGGATTTAGCTGTAAAAGTAGAACAATTACTGAATTACAAAAATCGTGATAGGTATCACAATTTATCCAAAGAATTAAGAAAACTTGGTGAAACAAGATTTCTGGAAAGACCTGAAAACATTGGTGCGTTTCTTGAATCGATGAACACACCTTGGGGTGATCAGTCTCGTAGATTTATGAAATATTGGAATGATTGACTTATCGGCTTATCTCTTCCCAGTCCATTGAGCCATGAACAACTTCTGTGTTCGTACTCGCTGTAATAGCTAGAGTTAATTCATAAGGTGTGCTTGTAAAGCTATTTCTCTCAAGTTGGTATTTGAATAAAGCTGCTCCGAAAATGTCTATCGATGTTGCTCCTTGAGCGTCAGATGTAAAATAGCCTGAAGCTAATATTCTACCTCCCGATACACCAGTTCCATTTAGCTTATATTCTACAGAAGAATTAATTGGCATATTTTCATTTAATCATTTGATGGGGTTAATATCGTATTGACTTTGGCATTTCATGGTTTATCCTTCTTTTATGTATCGCAATTGCGTGTATTCGAATAAGGATCGTAAAATTTTCATTTGGAAATGGAATGAAAATGGGGAACGTATTCGGGAAGAACACGATTTCAAGCCCTATATCCTTTTGGAAGACAAGAAAGGAACGGAGAAGTCCATCTATGGCACGGCTCTCAAAAAACGCGAATTTCAATCCAGCTATGATAGGAACAATTTTGTAAAAGATAGTAATATCAAGCGAATCTATGAAAATCTCCCCCCATACCAACAATTCTTGATTGATAATTATTGGTCGGTATGTGAGGATGACAATTTCTCCCAATATCCTTTGAAGGTTGCTTACTTGGATATTGAATGTCCAAATCCAGATTTTTTCCCCGAACCAGACACCGCTCCAGCAGTAGTCAATTTGATAACTGTTTATGATTCATTCTCTAAAATGTATCATGTTTTCGGTTTGAAGAATTATCACACGACAAGAGATGACGTGAGATATTATTTTTGTAAATCAGAAGAAGACCTATTAAAATCATTCATCAAATTCTTTAGAAAAGAGGAATTTGATGTGATCAGTGGATGGAACATAGCAGGGTTCGATATTCCCTACCTGATCAACAGAATTACATTTGAATTGGGAGAAGAATGGGCAAAGAAATTGTCACCAATTGAAAGGATTTACGAAAAGACAAATCCGAATGGTAAATTTGGAATGCCTACCAAGGAGTATGTGATCGAAGGAATTTCTATTTTGGATTATTATGTGATGTATATGAAATTCAGCTTAGAGAAGCAAGAATCATACAAGTTGGATAATATCGGAGAAGTTGAATTAGGTATCAATAAAATTCAGCATGAAGGTAATCTATGGGAATTGGCTAAAAACGATTGGTATACATACACAGATTACAACATTCGCGATGTGGAAATTTGTGTTAAATTAGACGAGAAAAAGGGATACATCAATCTTCTTCGATTCCTCGCATACACGGGACTATGTGACTTGGAAAATGCCATCAAAACCGTTCCACCAATGAACGGTGCTATTGCTATTCGTGCGCGTATGCGCGATGAGTATATTCCAACTTTCATTCGCCCTGTCACTGATTATAAAGCACCTGGAGGTTATGTGTCAGAACCAAAAGTGGGGTTTGCTGAAAATATCGTGTCATTCGATGCCAACTCGCTGTATCCATCAGTCATGATTTCCCTAAATCTCTCCCCTGAGACAAAAATAGGTAGAGTTGAGAAGGATGGGGACAAAGTGAAAATCCATCATGTATCAGGTAGGTTGTTTGAGATGACTCCTGAGAACTTTAAGAAATTCATTGATGAGGAACAAGCTGCATTGACTAAGGCTGGATTTCTATTCTCTCAAAAGAAAAGGGGTTTGGTTCCTGAATTCCTAGACAATCTTTATACCAAGAGGAAGGAGATGAAGAGTAAGATGATGGAATGCCGAAAAAATGGAGATAAAGCGGGAGAGCAGAAATTTGATAGTATTCAATACGCTTACAAAATTCACCTCAATTCCCTGTATGGATATATGCTCAACAAATACGCTCCCCTTGGAGATGAGGATATTGGAACATCGGTGACTTTAACAGGACAAGCAGTTATTAAAAAGAGTAATGATTTGTTTCAGGATTATGTGAGAGAGAACTTACCAGATGTATCGGAATCTTTATTGCAAGCGAGTTGCATTTACGGGGATACGGATTCCTTCATGGTTTCTCTGAAAATGTTTGGATATGATGCTGGTTCTGATGAATTTTATACATTGTGCGAAGATATTGAGGATTATATCAACAATAGCATGACAGAATGGGCAAGAAAAGCTCTGAGAAGCACTGATCCGCGATTCGTATTCAAACGAGAAACCATTTGTGATAGCGGAATTTTCATCGGTAAGAAATATTATGTCCTGCATGTTCTGGATGATGAGGGAACAAAGGTGGATAAGTTTAAATATCGGGGAGTTGATGTAGTGAAGACTACCATGCCTAAAAAGGTCAAACCATATGTCAAGAAAGTCATTGAACACATGATCATGACTCAATCCTTGAAGGAAACTAATGATCTGTTCAATGAAGCATACGAAGAATTTAAGAAATTGCCTATCGCAGATATTGCAAAGATCTCTGGTATGAACAATTATTCAGAATATTCAGCTAGATGTAATGGAATGAATACCGTGAAAGGGATGCCGAGTCATCTGAAAGCTGCTTATTTCCATGATCTAATTGTCGGACAGAACGAATGGTCTTCCAAATATGATAAATTTAAAACAGGAGATAAAGTTCGTATGGTATATGTCAAGAAACCCAATAAATATAATTTGGAGATGATCGGTTTTAAAGGAGATTGGCACGAAGAATTTAATAATATTTTCGTGGTTGATTACGAGAAAATGTTTAGCAAGATATTCCATGCTGCAATCGAGAGATTCTATGAAGCAGTCGGATGGAAACTAAGAAAACCATCAGAAAATCTTACAGTGGAATTGGAAAATTTGTTTGGATTGTAATATCTACTAAATAATAATATGCAATTTACGATTTTATTTGAAAAACTTTTAAACGAACTTGTCGATACTCTTTTTCCAACCTTTGTAACAAAAAGAGCAGATGGAGCAAAAAAAATAGAAGAATCCGCGAGGAAAAAAGGGTCTTTTGCTATTTTAACAGCTTACCACTTTGCTGGTAAAGTAAAACCATATGCTGATGCCTTGAGAAAAGCTAAGAAAGAAGACAAAGAATCCCATTTCAAAGAAAAATATAAAGAAGCTCATGCAAAGCTTAAAAATTTAGATTCTCTTTCCCAGAAAGAATTTCAAATGATCACAGGAACTCTTGAAGCATATGGGGAAGTTTATATTCAATCAAAGCATCCAAGAGATTATTCGAAATAATATAAACATAGATATGAAAAATAACGATATAAAAAATTTATCTGAAGCTTATGAACTGATCAACGAAATTTCCACTGATCGTTTAAGATCCGCGCTTCGTAACTCAAAGGAAACAGGATTTGAATATGATAGAAATCGTAGAAGTTCAATATCAAATAAAGCGGGTTTAAAAGATTTGAGAGATCCATCTCTCCCTATTATCTGTGTTAAATCTTATGGTGGAGATAAAGTTTGTAAGTTTAAGATTGATAAATCTGACCATAGCCCGTTATACGCTAAAAATGACTATGAAAGTGTAACACTTAGGGTATTTCTTATATCTACAGATGGTGATGCATATAAGAAAGAAATAGAAATTAGTCGCTGGAATGGGAATTTATATGCAGTTGGGGGAACTAATGATTACACTGGAAATATCTTCTTTGCTGATCGGTCAGATGTGAACAAATGGCTACAATATATAAAAAGCGTTGTATCATCTCTTGAAACAAAAGAAGAACTAAAAAACTCTATCAAAACGGCAGAAATTGTCATGAAAAATTTAAAACCATCTCAATTTGATATAAGAATGCCAAGAGGCGAAAAAACGATGGAGCAATTAAAATTTCTTAGAAATAATGGTGTTCAAGAGAGTCCAATTGAAGAAATTCCTGAAGAACTCCCACAAGTTGAAGAACCTGAACCCTCAATACCTGAGCAACCTCAGAAAAAATCATTTTTCTCACGTTTTCGTAAATAATACTTGCATTCCCCTGTAACTAGGGTATATATTCTTATCAGGCACAACACCCTGATTTTACACAAACATATGAACACAAACACAAACCAAAACGCATACGAGATAAGGCTCAATATATTGAGCATCGCACACGGTGATCTAATGGAAGTCTTCCATGAGAAGCTGCATAACGCCAAAAAGAGAATGGTCGGTGATCAAGACGATAGTTGGGTAGAGGATAAAATTGATGACAGAGTTATCAGTGATTTGCTTCCAACTTCAGAAGAGATCATTAAACGCGCTAAAGAATTATACGCATTTGTAGGGAATGCATAAAAATTGTTGATAGGTAGCTCCTATCTGATCTGGAATAAGCAGGAGAAAGTCCAGTGAGAATGTATATAAACCCTGCACAAATTTATTAATTATGACAATACAAGAAGCATATGTGAAGGGGTTGAATGATGCAGAGAATCGAATTATTGAAAATTTCATCAATTTATTGAATGATAATGAATATAATGTAGAATTTCCAAACCCAAAGTTAGAAATCGTTCGTAAAGTAATCAAAGAGCGATCTGATTATTTCTTTAAGATGGCAGACGGAAAACACGGAATAGCATTAGGATTCCAGAAAAAATTACAAAACAACAAATTAGAACTTGAAAAAGCAAAATAATCTATTAAAATAACACAGTATATGAAAACAACAAAGCACGTAGCAATCATTGACCAAATCGGACGTAACATCATCGGTAAACTTGTAGATGAAACGGCAACCACACTGACACTTAACAATCCAGTCATTCTATTCGTTCAACCAGAACAAACAGGACAGATTCAAGTTCAGAGCTTCCCAGTATTCTTCTTTGAGTTTATTAACAAAGAATTTCGTGATCAAAATAATTGGACATTTAATAAGACTAATATCGTAACAAGCGATGTGGTTTTGGATGACAGAATTTTGCTTCAATATGAGAAGATTAATACTCCTCCTGTTGAACAAAATGCACCAACATCTTCACCTAAAGTTATTTCGATTAACGATCTATAATATGTCACCAGAACAATTTACATTTTGGTTAAATGGGTTTTTTGAAATCTCTGATACCAATAATTTGAGTGAGAAACAAGTTCAGATCATTCGTGATCATTTGAATTTGGTTTTCAACAAAGTAACACCTAAAAGTAGCAAAACATCGAATTATTTATTAAATGATTCAATAATGAAACCCTCAAATTCAAAACCTGATATATATTGTTAATATGATTGAAAAATTAGATAAAGATATTTTAGCGTCTTTGAACGCTTTGGACGATGTAGTTCCATACTCAGCATATCTGAGTGATTCCACTCTTTCCAGTGTAAATGACTGGATTGATACGGGGAGTATGGTTCTCAATGCTCTGATTTCTGGCTCGTTATATGGTGGTATCCCAAGTGGACGCATCACGCAATTGGCAGGACCATCAGGTGCATTTAAAACGGGACTTGTAATGCAAATTCTGGCAAATGCACAGAAGAAAGGTATGATTCCTGTCATCTTCGATACCGAAGGTGCAATTGATCCTGAATCTGCTGCTAAATTTGGTTTGGATATTACCAAAGTCAAATATGTTGGGTGTGAATCTGTGGAGCAAACCAGAAATGCAATCTACAAATTCTTGAAGAATGTTCGAGAGAGGAAACAATTTGGTAAATTTATTATTGCTATTGATTCTCTTGCGAATTTGAACTCAGAAATTGAATTGTCTCGTATGGACAAGGATTCCACGTCTGCTGATATGGGAACATTTGCAAAATCTGTTAAGAGTTTGTTGAAGACATGCACAAACATGTCAACTCTCACTAAGACTCCTATTCTGATTACTAACCATGTCTATGACGATCCAAGTGCAATGTATCCATCTTTGGAGAAGAATATGCCAGGTGGTAAAGCAGCAGTGTATCTCCCCTCTGTTACAGTGCAACTTGCTAGAAAATTGGTAAAAGATGCTGATAACAAACAAGTAACTGATAAATTGGCTGCATCACAGAAGAATTATTCAGGTGTTGTTATCCGTGCTTTGACCGTTAAAAACCGCTTCATTAAGCAATACCTTGAAGGTGAATTCTATCTGTCCTTTAGTAAAGGGTTGGACAAGTATTATGGTTTGCTCGACATCATGAAAGGTATGGGAGTAGTCGATAACTCAGGTTCTTCTTATACCGATTGGACAGGAGAGAAACTTGGATACTATAAAGTATGGAGCAAAGATATTGGTCTATGGGAAAATAAATTGCTTCCAGAACTTGAGAAAAGAATCAAAGAGCATTGGGCTTATGGCTCATCTCCTGATGAGGATAATCTGATTGAATTGGAAGAAGATATCAATGCAGATTGAAAAAGGTATTCACTTGTTTCATGGTGATTGCTTGGAAGTTCTAAAAAAGCTTCCAAGCAATTCTGTTGATTTGATTTTGGCTGATCCTCCGTATGAGAAAATGAAGTATGCAGCTTCATGGGATTCAATCATTGATTTGGATCA